GGGCAAGAGCAACATCGCGGGCAACGTGGAGCTCGGGCCTCCGTCCGCGGACTGAAGACTCATGCCGGCATCAGGCCGGGGATACGACAGGCAAGGAGAACACCATGACGAGAATCGGAACAGGGCTCAGCAGCAAGACGCGAGTGTACTCGGTCGTGCCCACGGACACGAACTTCCACCTGCTTGAGAGCCCGATCCCGCAGGGCAGCCAGGTGCCGGTCCGCGGAACGTCAATCGACCTCGTCAACGGTCCCGTGCGTACGCTCGACAGCTCGTACGTGCAGGGCATCACGATCTACAACGACACCACGACGGCTGGCGAGTTTCTATTCGTGGCGAGCGCGGACTACGACACGGCGCCTCCGACGGGCACGGGCACGAACACGGCGTTCAAGGTGATGCCGGGCGAGTCCATCGCAATCGACTGCCGTGATGGCTCGGGCATCGCCATCGCCTTCAGCAGCACGGTCGGACGCTCCGCCCGCGTGATCGGGAACTGACATGAGCGCCCCTCGCCTTCTCGCCCCGACGACGATCTCGGGCGGCGTGCCTACGGCTGGTGCCGGTACGCTGAACACCATCGCGCTGTGGACCCCGGACGGGAACACGCTCGGGAACTCGCTGCTGACGCAGTCCGGCAACATCGTGACGAACGCGTCTGGAGCGATCCGCGCGGCGGGTACGACGCAGACGTCGCCCGCGTTCACGCGTCATGACACGACGACCAGCGGCATCTACTTCCCGGCGACGAACGAGATTGGCTTCACGATCTCCAGTCAGCACGCGATGGTCATCAGCTCTGGTCGCTCTGTCGGCATCGGCACGACGAACCCAGGCGGCCGCCTGGACGTGGTTGGCGTCGCGGGCCTATCGTGGGCTATCCGCGCGCAGGTCAACAGCGCGAACACGTTGCCAGCACTGAACGCGGAACTTGGGATCAACCTCAAGAACACAAGCGCGACGGTCGGAAACTACACGTCGATTACGAACCGTGACAGTTCGGACAACGCGAACACGCAGATCAACTTCATCAACGTCAACAACAGCGGCAGCGGCGCGATCAACTTCGTAACGCGCGACTCGGTTGGAGGCAGCGGCGAACGCGCCCGCATCGACTCGGCGGGGAACTTTGGCATCGGCGTCATCCCGAGCGCGTGGGCGTCTTCGGTGCGCGCCGAGGAAATGCGCACGCACGCACGATGGAACTACAACAGCGGCAGCGATTCGGTTGCCTATTGGACCGTGAACGCTTTCCTCAACAGCGCCAATAATGCGATCTACAAGGCCACCGCTGCGGCTTCGCAATACACTCAGATCGGCGGCGCGCATGTATGGGAGCGCGCGGTCAGTGGTACGGCAGGCAACACCGTCACCTGGCTGGAAAGCGCCCGCATCGACTCGTCCGGATACGTCGGCATTGGACTTCCGTCGCCGTCAGCGCCACTGCATGTGCAAGGGCCACTTGCGGACTGGTCCGCCAAAATCCAGGGAAGCGCCACGTCTGGGTCGTCGTACGGCCTCAACATGCGCGCCGGAACGACGGCGGCGGACACGTCTCTTCGCCTTCAAAACGCCGCGGGGACCGTCGAGCACCTCTTCGTACGCGGCGACGGCAACGTCGGCATCGGCACGGCGAGTCCGGGCGCTATCCTGCACACGCTCGGCGCCGGTACGACTACGGGCATCTTTGCCACGACGAGCGCAAACGCATGGGTAGAGCTTCGTCGCTCGACTAGCACGACGCTCGGCTACATCGGCACGGGCACGGGCCTCGTGACCGGTGGGGCGGCAGCGGATCTTGCGTTCCGATGCGAAAGCGGCAACCTGCTCTTTTCGACGGGTGCCACCGAACGCGCCCGCATCGACTCGAACGGCAACGTCGGCATCGGCGTAACGCCGATTTCCCCGCTCCACGTCAAAGGCAACGCGACAAACACGGACGGCATCCTGACGCTGACGCCAAACACGGGTGGCCGAAACCATCAGGTCCAGAGCCTGCAAGCCTCGTCGCTGTTCCGAATCTTTGACCAGAGCGCAGGCGCTTCGCGTCTCGAAATCGACATCAACGGCAACATTTCGGCGGCCACCACGGGCGGCACGTTCAATGCGTCGACCACGAACGCCGGAATCAAACTCCCCGCGACGCCGGGCAACGCGGACACGCAGACGCTGGATTGCTACCAGGAGAACTACGCCTCAAACTCGTGGACGCCGGTAATCTTTGGAGGGACCACGGCAGGCACCGCAACGTACAGCGTGCAAGAGGGCTTCTATACGCGATGGGGAAACCTCATTTTCTGCACCGCGACCGTGGTCTTTTCCGGGCACACTGGCACCGGTAACCTTTCGCTGAGCGGGCTTCCGTTCGCGGCAAAGACCGCTGGTTCCGGCACCTATCGTTCTTCGATCATCATCGAAGAAGGCGGCGGCGTGAAGGCGATTCTCCGGCTCCAGTCTGGAACGACCGCCACCACGACCGGCGTATCCATTGCCGCAAGCGGTAACTACGTGATCACCTTCGTCTACGCCACCAACTGAGGCCCCCATGTTCGCCACCATCGAACCCGTTTCCGTCTTCCCGAGCACCGCGACGGTGCTCTTCATCAACAACGTCAACGTGCAGCCGGGCACGAGCGCGAGCTACCAGTGGTGGCTCCAGAGCGCCGAGCGCGCGAACCTAACGACCGGCACGATCAACCTGACGGGCGACGCCTACGCCGCGTGGGGCACGGACGACGATTACCTGTATACCTACACCGCCGCGCAGCTCGGCCTGACCATCGTCGAGATCGTGCCCGACGCGCCGCCCGCACCGCCCGAGCCGACGCCGGAGCCTGCGCCCGTCGAGGAGCCTGCTCCGGTGGTTGACGACACTGCCGCTCCCGTGGCACCTTCCGTGGACACCCAGGAGGAATCGTGAACACGGAACAAGCATTTCAGAACCTCGTCCTCATCGTCATGCGCGCCCAGAAGGCGGGGCTGCTCGAACTCCACGAGGCGGTCGCGGTCAACGAGTCGCTCCAGACGGTGAACAAGGCCCTTGGCCTTCAGCCTCCGCAGCAGGCGGCCCCGGTGGTCGCGGCAGCGGAGCCGCCGGCGCAAGCGTAATGGCCCCCTCGCAGAAGACGGTCGCCGAGGAGGCAGCCGAAAAGGCTGTTCGAGACGTGTTCTTCCTCATCGGGGTGGACATCGATTCGGTCGACTCGGTGAACGCCTTCCGCGAGGACCTTCGGTTTGGCCGCAAGCTGAGGATGCAGGCAGAGGAGAGCACCAGCCAATTCATGCGCGTGGTGTTTGGCGTCATCCTCTCCGGCGCTATGTGGGCCCTCGCCAAGTACGGCCACCAGTTCTTGGGGAAGCCATGAGCGACAGAGTGGAACTCTGGGCGGTGTTCATCTGGCCGGCCATCACCGGCATCTTCAACGTCCTCTTCCGCACGAGGACTCCGGAGGAGTGGGTGGAGCGCGGGGAGAAGTACCCGCGCTTCGCCGCGGTGACGCGGCTGATCCGCGCCATCGGCTGGGACCCCGTGAAGATGGTGCAGGCCATTGGTCAATTCGTAGCGGGAGGCAATCAATGACCCATGCCTATGCCTATGGTCATGCGAAACGGATGGCGGTTCTGGCTCTTGCTGCTGCGGCTGTGGGGTGTCGCCCTCCGTGTAAAGTGGTCGCGGCTGAGACGATTGCTTTCACGCAGCAGTGCTCCTCGCTCGCCAAAGAACGGAAGGACGTAGCGCTCGCAGCGGCGTGCGTCGTGAGCTACGAAGTCGTCTCCGCGGCCCTCGCGGGCGGGACGTGCTCGAACGAGGTGTCGAAGTGAACTGGCTTCAGACGGTGCTCCAGGTGCTAAACCTCGTCGAGGACGCCATCGGCTACATGCCGCGCTTCGACGGCAACGGCAAGATGGTCATGCCCGAGAACCCGGCGCTGCCTGCGCTGCTCGAACTGACGCAGACGCCGGAGGTGGCCAACGCGCTCTTCGCCGCAGCCTGCCACGCCGACCCGACGCTGCACTCGGCCGTGACGGTGGCCGCGCTCAACTGCCAGGAGCCCGACAAGGCTCGCCTGCTCTCTGCACTGAAAGGAGTTTGACCATGCCCCTCGGAAAGAGTGTCGCCAAGAACATGCGTGAGCTTTACGCCGACAACGAGAAGTCCGGCAAAGAGAAGGGTGCCGGCGGGAAGAAGCGCAAGCGCTCGCAGATGATTGCCATCGCTATGCGCGCCGCCGGCAAGATGAAAGGCGGTTGATGGGAGTCGAGCGACCCGCTAAGCGGACGCCTGTGTCTCCAGAGCAGGTGTTTCTATCGTTTGCTACGGCGTGGCAAATGCTTACCGGGTCGCCGCCTCAGCGGAATGTGCTGCACATCCTTCACGCGCAGTCAGCGCTGGAGACGGGTCATTGGAAGAGCCTGTGGAACTTCAACTTGGGCGGTGCGAAGAAGCACGGCACCTGCGACTGGACCCACTTTACAACGACGGAGCGGTTCAGACACGCGGACGCGGACAAGTACTTGGCTTCCTCGAAGCCTGGTTCCGAGGTTGCGCTCGTGAAGCAGGACGCGACGCACAAGACCCTGCGCTTCAGTGGCAAGCAACAGATGAACTGCTTCGCCTCCTGGGAGGACTTGGACACGGCCGCGAAGGACCACATCGCGCTGCTCTTCCGCCGCTTCCCTACGGCCATCGAACGGGCCAAGGCTGGCGACGTTGACGGTTATGTGCGCGAGTTGAAGAAGCGCGGGTACTTCACGGCCAGCGAGCAGGAGTACATGAAGGCGGTCGGCAGCATCGCCCGCAGCTACGAGAAGAAGCTGCAAGGCGTCGCGCTGCCGTCTGTGATCATGCTCTAGTCCTGCCCGAGCAGGTCCTTGACCACGAGGTCCGCCACCTCTTCGGCCGTAGCCTGGCCCGTGAGGAGGCGCGTGCGCATTTGGTCCATGCGCTGCTGCGTCTCCAGCACTTTGAGCTTGAGCGCCGCCTGGGTGCCCGTGGCGGTCGAGAGCTTAGCGGCGGCATCGGCTGCACCGCGCAGGTCGCCCTGCTCGAACGACTCGGTGATGCAGCGGGCCAGGGTGGAGGCGACGAGCTGATGGGCGGACTGCGGCCGCATGATGCTGCGGCGCATGTTGCGCTGCGCCTCGCGGATGCACTGCTCGACCTGCCGCGGCGTCAGCTTGTACGCCTGGCCGATCTCCTGCGAATCGCGAGCGGCGTCCCAGTCGGACTCCAGCATGTACTTCGTAATCTGCTCGACCGCGAAGAACTCACTCTCGTCCTTGGTGAGCGAGAACGGTGCGCGCGGAAAGCGCGCGAGCGCGTCCGTTTGCGGCGCCTGCTGCGCCACCTCGACCGTCGCCATGACGGGGTGCTGCTTGCGCCTAGCCACTCTTCTGCCTGCGGTAGCGTTCGAGCAGGCTGCGACCCTTGGCTGCGAGCCGGGCCATGCTCTGGGCCGTATTCGGCACGGGCTCGCCCCATGCCGCCGCGGAGAGGGCGCGGCGCGTCGGGTCGCCATTGGGCTTCAGGGCGCCGCCCTTGGGGTTCGAGAACATGCGAACGAGGAAGGAGCCCTTGCGGAGCAGTTTCCTAACCGTGTCGGCAGGACCCTTCACGCCTGGCTTCAGGTTCGCGCCCTCGGTGCGCTTATAGTACGCGCGACCGGCCGAAGTCAGTCCACCCTTCGGGTCCTTGAGTCGTCGTGCAATTCCCATCGTTGCTGCTCCGAAGATAGGGTGCCGGCCCCGCCGTGCAGGAGGGGGGAAGGGGCTTCAGCGAGGCCGGCACTGGATCAGACTAGCTTGGCCTTGGGAGGGCGTCCAGGGCGCCGTTTAACGAAGGTTTGCTCGATGACCTTGGCGTGCTCCGGATTGGTCACGACAAGCGGCGTAACGGGCAGCGCAGGCGCCGCAACGGGGGCCTTGGCTTCCGGCTCGTCCACCACCTCGGCGAAGCGCAGCATGGCCGCGCTGATGATGAACTTCGTGATGCCGGCCTGGCGAATGTAGATGAGCCCGCCTTCGATGCTGGCCTTCCAGTCGTCGCGGGGCTCGACGAACTCGGAGTAGTGGACGCTCCAGGGGAGCTTGATGGGGTAGAGCAGGTGAAGAGTCTTCAGGTTCATGGGTCTTTCACTCCGATGCCGCCGCAGGTGGAGCAGCGGCGGTTCTTGGCGTACAGGTTGGGTTCTCCTCGGATGGCCTCCGTGCCGCAGCGCGTGCAGCGCACGAGCCACTTGCGGTAGCCGTCCGCCTTCTCGACGACGACGTAGGTCCCGCACTCGATGCCTGGCGACCATCGCGCATGGCCTACGACACCGCGGCCACGGCCACGGCAGCCGCAGGAGCGGACGCCGTTCTGCACGATGTCGATGCGCTTCCACTTGCAGGTCTCCCCGCAGTCGCAGCGCTGCACCATGGGCGTCGTGCTCACGACGGTCAGCGCGCCGAACTTCGCGCCGACCTCGATGGCCTCATTCGTTACCGCTCGGCTTCGCACCGACGCCTCCTTTTTCCACAAGGAAGAGCCAGTCCTCCCAGAACATGATGGCCATGGGCCGCTGCCGGTCGTAGCGGAGCACTGCCACCGGCACGTCGTCCTTCTTGCGCGCCGCGTCAGCCTGTTCGAGCGCAGCCTTTGGGGATAGGTTCTTCCCTGTCTTTACCTCAATCCACCAGCCGGGCAGCCCTACGACATCCGGGGCATCGGCCCCGTCGCGGGCCTGCCAGCCTCGGTGCGCATCCACACCGAATCGCTCGGCAATCTCCTTCGCGGTAGCGCGCTCGCCGCGCTTACCCTTCTCTCTCTGGGCCTTCCCCATCTTCTTCTCCTAGGTGCCAGTGATCTCTCATCTTGTACTCCGGGGGCAGTTCCCCGGCGTCTAGCTGGCCGCGGAGTTCAAGCTCAGGGAACACCTGAGCGATCTCGTAAGCCTCGTCGAGTGTCTGCGCGTCAGCCATCATGGGCCTGCGCGGCGTCGGCCCTTGGCGGTTACCTTTGAGCCGCTTGCACGCCTGCCGCCACTCGTGCGTCAGGTCGACAAGCCAGCGCGGGTACTCGCGCTTGTCCGCGCAGAGTGCGAGCAGGAGGGCCGGGACCGCTTCGTCATGCTCACGAAGGTAGTCCTCGACCTGCCCTGCTGTAACACGCTGCGGTCGCCCATACAGGTCGACACCGGTAACTTCGATAATGAGACGGCGAGCCTCGCCACCACGCATACCGCCGATGGCGGCTAGCTCGCTCGTCCCAAGGTACGACCATCGACTCATGGCTCAGAACGGGATACCGTCGTCGCTGCCGAAGTCGTCGTCACGCGGGTGCGAGTGGACCGTCGCCTTCACGGTGCCGCTCTTGAGGGCCTGCGCCCAACCCTTCGCGAGCGCGGCCTCGCGCAGTGAGTAGCCGGCCCACTTGACCTTCTCCGGGTCTTGAAGGTCCTTGCTGGCCTTCCACTCGCAGAAGCCTGCGTGCTGCTCCAGCCACTCCGGAGAAGTCTCCGAGTAGCGCCGACCGACCATCGACTCGCCCTTCCAGCGAGCAGGGTCGCGCTTGACCTCCGGGTCGCCGGTCCAGTCGCCACGCCCGCTGCCGCCCTGCTTCTGGATCTCGTGCAGCATGGCGATGCGGGCCTGCGGGAAGCCCCGCTCGTTGAAGCCTGCGAACCACGGGCGAGCGCCCTCCGGGATGAGCGTGTTCTGTGACGGCATGGCCGGCGCGTAGGGGCTCTGCTGCGGCGCGGACGCCGTGCGCTTCACCTGCTGCTGAAGCTCGAACAGCTCCTTCTGCGTACGCGCGATGGCGTTCTCCAACAGAGAAACGCGCTGCTCAAGTGTCACTTCGTTTTCCATGTGTCGTACCTCGTCTCCTTCATGAGTCCCATGTCACGGAGGTTGCCCTCCAGTACTTCGAGCGCCACCGCCTGCTTGGCGAGCTTCTTCTTTACGTCAGCCCAGGCGACCGTGGCCTTGATGCAGTCGCCCGCGCCTGCGTGCTCTACCAGCGAGAGCACGCGGTCGTCGTTCGAGAGCGTGACGCGCGTCGCCTCGACGCGGTAGTAATCGCCGCCGTCGCGTGTGCGGAAGCGTCCGCCGTTGACGCGGGCGAACGCCTTCATGTTCAGCTCGATCTTCCCGAGCATGTCGTTGGCGTAGGCAAGGAGCGCATGAGCGGCGGCAGCCTCGTCCTCGTTGTCGATCTTGGTAATGAGCTTCTGAAGATCAGGCACGTCCATGCCGCGCTCCACCGCCGCCGCGATGGCCGTGTTCTTCGGGCACTGAAGCGTAGCCGGGCACCACTGGCACCACGGTCCAACGGTGGCCTTCAGGGCCTCCTCGCTGCGGTCGGAGAGGGCACCCATCATGCGCTGGTCGTGCATGTCGAGGTCTTCCGTGTGGAGCACCATGCGGTCCTCCTCGCCGGTTGTGAGGTAGACGACGCGAACGTCGACCTTGCGCAGCGTCGGGTAGAGCGTGCGGAGCAGCCAGGCGTAGGTGCGCATCTGGTCCTCGTAGACGCCGTGGCGCTGGCCGGTCTTCCAGTCCACGAGCACGGCGTAGTCGAGGCCAGGGGATACGAGCGCCAGGTCGCAGGTGCCCTGGATGGCGTCGGTCCCAGCCGGCGACTGGAAGACCATCGTGCGCTCGACGAGCTTGTGCCAGCCTTCGCCAGCCTCCTCGAAGAGCGATTCAGCGTAGGTGACGCCGCTCGCCGCCAACGCCACCTCGTCGTCGTCGCGTGCAGCGTCGCCCTCGGCGGGAGCGCCGAGCACACGGGCGATGGTCGTGTGGACGCGAGTGCCGCGGTCCGCAGCCGATGACGACTCCCCATCTGGCCACTCATGCCCGGCGAAGAAGGTGCAGTTGAGCCAGCGGGTCGTGGCGCTGGCGCGGAGGACGGGAAGCTTACGCATCGACCACCTCGCCCGTCACTTCGGGTGCAAGCTCCTGCGCCGCAGCCTTCACGGCCGCCTTTTGCGCATCGAAGAGCGCGCGCAGGTCCTTCTGCGCAGGACCCGTGATGCCGCGCTTCTTGATCTGCGCCGCGACGACCTTCAGTGCGTGCTCCGTCGTGCAGGCTTCGATGGCCTCACGCAGGCCCATGAGTTCGTCGTCGTCGATGTTCGACGCCTCAGGCTCAGGGGCGACGCCTACGGCCTCTTTAACGGCCTGCATGGCCTTGACCGACGCAGGGATGGACGTCGCCTGGATCGCCACAGGGACAGCCTCGTAGACGCCGCCGCGGGGCTGATCGAAGTCGGAGACCTCCTCCGGGGTGTAGACGCCGACGATGCAAGCCGGGTAGACGGTGCGGATGCCCTCGCTGATGACGCGAGCGCGGAGCATCTGGCGCGGGTACTTGAGCCAGTTGCCCTTGCCGCCGAGGCCGGCCTGCTTGGCGCGCTCCATATCCCACTCGATCGTGGCCGTGCCGCCGGCCTCGTGAGTGAACTCGCCGACGACCTTCGTGTCGGTGAGCGAGGCCCACCGCACCTTTCCGCCCGCGAGCTGGAAGCGGGCCAGCATGGCATCCGCCTTCATCGAGGGTCGCCCCTCGATGATATGATAGTCGCGCGCGGCGACCATGGGGTGCAACCCCTCGGCTTGCGCGAGGAGCATGAGCGCGAGCGCCTGGTCAGGCGTCTTCACGCCGAAGAGGTTCGACTTGGCGACGGCGGAGGCCATCTGGCCTACCTCCGCGATGGTGTGGTTCTGGGCTACGACGAGGTTCGACATCTTACTTCTCCTGCTTGGCTTCTTGAATGGCGGCCTCTACGAGGTCGCGTTGTTGGGCATCTGAAAACTGCGCGTAGTTGCGCAAGTAGTGTTCACGGCTCCAGTACCGGTTGCGCTTGAAGCCGTTGCCTTTCCCGCTCTTGCTCGCGGGCTCGGTGCTCATGAATACGCGTTGCTCCTTCACGAGTTGAGCGACCGGGCAGGCGTCGTTGCGCGCGCTGAGCACGTTGCCGGCTACGCGCTTGTACCCGGCGTCGACGAGGAATTGCTTGATCTCCTCCTTCACCATGCCAGCCGGAGCGCTTTGCAGGCGCTCGACGACGGCCTTCTTGCCCGTCTCCCACTCCTCGGAGCGCCTGAGATCCGAGCGTGCAACGTAGTGCCGCACGCGCCAGCCGTGGACTTCGGCGCGTAGTACGTCTGTGAGCCGCTTGCGCGTCTCCTCCCCCCAGTAGTCGAGCTTTGCGGAAAGCTCCCGGATGGCGAGGATGAGGTCGCGCGCTTGGTCCTCGTTCATGCGTGCTTCCTCACCAGCATCCGGTGCCAGTTGTCGATGAGGCCCTGGCTCGTGAGCCGGGCGAGCTTCTGCGCCGCGGGGCGCACGTCGTCGGCGTGCTCCTCTTCCTTCGGGGCAAGGTGCATGGTCGGCCGTCCGGCGCTGTCGACGACGTACCAGAAAATACATGGCACGGTCGGCGTGTCGTCACCGAGAATGTCCTGGAGCAGCGTCACGGGCGGCATCTTGTAGAAGACGCGCCAGCGGTCGCAGGAGAACGAGGTGACGGCGCGGTCAAAGCGCCACAGGTTCTCCGGGCTCATGCCTGCAAGGCGCTCGAAGAAGACGCGGATGGCCGGGTTCCCAGCCGAGTCCTCGCTGAGTTGCACGTTCCCCGCGTTGTCGTTAAGCGTGCCCTTGTCGCGGAAGAAGAGCGCGCAGCGCGAGGGGCGAAGCTCCCAGGTCGTGCTGGAACCGCTATGGCCCCAGGCGACGGCACAACCGTTCTGGATGGCCGGCCTGTTCCTGCTCGTGGTAGCCTCGATGGCGGCTTTTGCCGTCTCCCAGTCCCAGACCGCGGACGAGTCAATGCTCTTCGTCCACGGGTGCTGGAACGCCCGCCCGAGGCGGATGGCGATGCGGCCGATGGTATCCTGCTGGACGATCACTTCTCCTCCACCTTGTTGTCGGGCACGAGCCCGACCGTGCACCGAGCCGTCCACACGCAGTCGTTTGCGAGCTGCATGAAGGCGCCGAAGCGGCCTTCGGTCCACCGCGCCATGCCGTCCGTCAGGCCACCAGGCTTGGCCGTACGCACGATGCCGTAGGTCATGTCGTTAATGGCCTTCAGCTCGCTCATCACGAACGCCAGGCGGTTCTCGATCTCCTCCAGGTCTACCAAATCGATGCTGCTCATGGTTGCTCCAGTCACCGGCGCCTCGCCGGATGTTCGAAGCATAGGGATGGCAAGATAGTTGTCAACGGCTATTGACGAAAAGAAGCATCGTATTCATCATGCCCTTGGGGAGAACTGAGAAAGGTAGTGCGATGAAAAATAATCGACCGTTGTCGACCGACGATCCGTGCTCGCAGGATGCTGCGGCGCGGATCAAGCCCGTGGTGGAGCCTATCAAGGAGCAGGTCTACAAGTACGTGAAGGCCCACCCTGGATGCACCTGCGAGCAGGCGACGCAGGGCCTCAAGCTGAAGCACCAGACCGCCAGCGCGAGGTTCAACGACCTCGTGGCCGAGGGCCGACTGGTCTTCGAGGTGCTGCGCGGCGAGGACGGTCGCCTCATGCGACACTACCGGGTGCCGAGCGACCCGCGCCAAATGGAGATGTTCTGATGATCTCCATATACTACATCGAGTGGAGCGAGGAGGACGAGGAGTACGTAGCGACCTGCTACGAGTACCCGTCGCTGTCCTGGCTAGCGAAGGAGCCGGTGGAGGCATTGGCCGGCCTCAAGGCCATGCTCGACAAGATTGAGAGCGAGAACGCTGGCGATTAGCTGCGCCATGGCGTAGAAAGAACTTGCCCCCGAAGTGTTGCAAGCACTCCGAGGGCGAAAACAAACAGCGCAAGGAAGTGATGCCACGGAGCAGGGTGGTCGTCAATGCCTTGCCGTGAACCAGAGGTGGTCATGGCAAACTGGTATCAGCGTAGGCCCAGCGACGACGCAAAGCTCATCATGCTTCTCCGGCTGGGGAAGGTCGACCTAGCGATAGCGTCGCTAGAACTGTTCAAGCACCACTGCGAGCGGGAGACCGACGACATCCCGCCGTCCGTCGAGAAGCACATGCGGGAGCTACGCGCCCTCGACATGATCCCTGCCGTCGATGACATGCTTCAGTCCCTCAAGACTAAGCGCCGCAACCGCGGTGGCGTGGTACCACGTGGCACCACCGAGCACCACGTGGTGCCCGATAAGAGAAGAGAAGAGAAGACACGAGAAGAGAGACTGCCTCCCCCTTCGGGGGAGGACAGTCTCTCTCATGATCCGGATTACGAGTTGTTTGCCGGTATGGCTAGGAGTGTAACCAAATGAAAGAGATCCCAACCAACCGCTGCCGTACAGCGCAGCTGGCCATCGACATGGACCTGTATGCCCAGTTCCCGAGCTACTCCGATGGGCGTAAGCTCGACTACTGGCAGTCTCACCCGGAGCACTGGTACTACAAGTGCCTGGAAGGCATCGTCTGCACGAACCTGGTCTGCCGGCCCATGACCATGTGCGAGGACTGCAACCGCCGCCAGTGGGCCTGGCAGAAGGAGTGGTCGGCGGAGCGGCGCCGGAAGGCGCTCGCGAAAAAGCTCGGCGAGAGTGAGGCCGGGATGCAGCAGGGCCGTAATGGAGGCCGGCAGTGGTGACCTGGCGAGACAGCCCCGACAGGGCGGACCAGTTCGACCGACTTGAAGTCGGCCGCAAGTATCACTTCCTCACCTGCGTGCAGGTGCGCCCCATCGTCCTCCGCTGCGACTGCGGGAAGGAGTTGCGCTACCGCAGCCTCTCGCACCTGAACAACGGGCTCAAGAGCTGCGGCTGCCAGTCGCAGCAGTCCAGGACTCCGCGGCTGCGTAATGAGGCCGACATGCAGGAGGCCGCACGCCTGCACCGCGTGCGCCTAATAGGCTGCATCACGAAGGACGTGAAGACCCGCTTCCGCCGCTACGAGGTGGCCTGCCTCGACTGCGGCAAGGTGCACGAGCTGTCGCACGAGAGACTTGCAGACCCGACGCCGACCATCGGCGGCTGCCAGTCCTGCTCCGTCAGGGCGACCAAGGCAGCAAGGCGAGCCAGGTTCGAGGCTCGCGTAATGAGGCCTGCCTAATAGGCGGCCTAATAGGAGGACGCACGCGCACGCGCGCCCCCGCGCTGCGCACGCACGCACGCACATGCACGCCCATGCGCACGCGCGCTGCGCGCGCTGCGCGCGCTCGCGTTATGCGCGGCGCGTGCGCGCTATGCGCGCACGCATACGCTCGCGAGCGGCCGCGCATACGGCCGCGCATACGCGCTAGGCGCTCGCGCGGCCCGGCGCCCATGGTCGCCTATGCCGATTCCGGAGCCGTGGCGGTGCCTAGAATCGACGATTGGGCGCCGGTGGCCACCGGACTAGCCTAGCGGCGCAAAGACGCGTTTAAGCGCCTGCTAGGCGGCAAAGCAAAAAGCCCCGGCCGGTTAGGCCAGGGCTTTGGTTCAGTGTAGGTATTTGCGGCACAGTAGCGCCAGCGTCACGAGAAGGATCATGCCCAAGGCTCCGCGGCGAGGGTTCCGCCCATGCGTTCCGCTAGCAGGCCCGCGGCGCGTCTAGCGGTCGACCGTCGCCTGTAGACTATCGGCAAAGTGAACTGCCGATGGTGCGAGCCATTCGCGAATTCCGCCACCATGACGACAAATCCCGCGCACCCATCGTGCGGCCGCGGCTTTGGCCCGGTGTACACGGCTTCCACGACGTCAATCGTGGTGACGATTCGAGGGTTCATGAGTACACCTCGACTCCAAGGGTAGACAGCGCGTCGTCAAGCGTGCGGCAATGGTCGATTTCGACGCTTAGGTGCTCGGCGATATCGAGGTGCTCGTATTCCCAGTCTTCGTCGACGCATTGCACGCGAGCGCGCTTGCGGCCGATGGTCAGCTCGTAGAGAACGCCGTCGAGGCGAAAGCACGCGGTCATTTGGCCGCCTCCCATTGTGCGGTAACGAAAAGCGCCGCCTCTTTTCGCGCCATGCCATGGGCGCGCGCCTCGCGTTCGGCGATGTCTCGCCAGCCTAGCAGCATTTCGCAAGCGGCAACCGCTCCGCGGTGAATTGGGCTCGCGGTGGGCGCGGCGTGCGTGATGCTTTCGGCGGTACACCCAGAGCGCCAGCAATCGATCGCGCGTTCAAATCCGAAGCGGAAGAGGCCGGCCGTGCTCGTATCGGTGATATGGTAGCGCGCGGGATTCATTCGGCAGCCTCGCTTTCGAGCACGCGGATTTCGTAGCCTGTCATGACTTCTGCCGCGATCCCATCTGCGTTGGTCATGTCGACGCGTACAGGCATGACGACGCTAAGCATGGTCACGTTATCGCGCGTGCGTGAGCATAGGCGCACCGGGGTACCGGGATCGCCTACCTCAACGGCCGTCGAAACGATGCGCTCCTTCCCAAAAATCGCGGCGTGCATTTTCATGTGTGCGAGCATGAGGTTAGGGTCAAACCAGCCGCATTCGTAGCGCTTGACTTGCGCGGGAACGACGCGCTCAAGCTCAGGGAAGCTCACTCCGTCCGTTCGCGGCGATACGCGGACTGGTACGGCCCCATGCTCAATCGACGCAAAGAACGCGAGCACATCCCCCGGTTCGAACGCGACATACCCCTTGGTCCCGGCATACTTGCAGCCGGTGCGGATGTCAGCCGCGCGGTAGACCGCTGCGCCGTTCGTCTCGGGGTCGACGCGAGGGACGCGCGCAATAACGGCCGTTGCGCCGTTCGTTGCAGCAAAGGTAACGGACACGCCGCGGCGATGGTTCACGCGGACGCTTGACGTCGACATGCGCGAATCATCGGCGACAGAGGCAACGGATGCGAGGATTTTGACGGTATCGTACATGATGGTCCTATCAGTAACCGCGCACAATCGCGCGGGTCACGGCTTGCGCCGCTATCCATGCCGGTAAGCACGCTTGCCGGCATGGGAGCGGGGCTAGCCTAGGACCGTATCGATCGCTCCTAGGTCACGTTGGAGCGCCGCGACGGTAGGCCGCGGCTCATCGTCCGTGCCGTCGACGTCCGGCAGGTCTGCGATCGCGTCAAGCTCTGCCTGCGCGGCCTCACGGTAGGCTTCGAGCGCCTCGCGGACCTCGTTTTCGTACCTCTGACGCACTACATAGTACGCTAGCAGGCTGGCATACTCATCGTAGCTCTTAGGCCGAGCGCCGGATTCGTCGCACGACTCTTCCGCCCAAGCGCGCTCGGAACGCGAGCATTCCGCGAGGAGCTTGTGCGCTTGGTAGTGGTAGATAACCTCGGCGCTACCGTCCGCGTGTTCGTGCGCCGCATCGTTCAGATCGCGCGGATAGTCGAGTAGTTCGCTTGCCTCACAGGGAAGCGCTTCGCGCGCCTCGCGCACGGGCTCGGGGAGCGCTGCTAGGTGTGCTTTGTGTTCTTCGTTCGTCATGGTCTTCTCAGTTGCCGGCAAAGCCGGGTTAGGGATTAGGAGGCGAGCAGGAGCCCGATAACGGCGCCCATGAGAGCGGCGGCGGCGTAGGTCCACCATGGCTCCGAGAGGCTCGCCACGAGGCGCGTAGGCGCAGCAACGGGCATCCGCGCGACGACGCAAGGGGAGTAGGTGCCAGCGTCGAGACGCTGGGCGACGGACTGAAAGACGAGGTGCGTAGGCATGGTCAACGGTCCTTCGTGAGATAGGCGAGGAAAGCGGCAGGAACTAGGGCGCGCGACGCGTAGGCTTGCGCTTGCGCGCGCTCCGCGCCGTCAAGCTCCGCGCGGAGCGATTCGAGAGTCGCGCGGAGCGCTTTGCGCTCGGCGTCGACAGCGCGCGCGGCGGACTCGCATCCCTTAACGTCGAGCACGTCAAGCGCGCGCGAAAGCGCCGCGTCCGCGCGCTCCGCGCGCATGATGTCGTTTCGGATGTCGAACGGGAAGCGCATGGTCAGCAGCTCCGATGGGAGGGAAAGCGAGGGAGCCGTAGGCGCTCCCTCGCGAGGAGAGGTTAGAGGATCGCGGCCGCGCGCTCAGCGCGCCGCTTGTCAGCAAGCTCCGCGCCGCGGCGCAGCATGTACAGGTGACAGCCTCCGAGGTTGATATAGACACGCAGCGCGTCGTTCACCTTGGCGCGCAGTTCTGCGGCCTCGCCGGCGGTAGCGGTCTCGGAAAGGGCGAAACCGGCCTCGAAGACTGCCAGGAAAGCGGCCTCAAGGGCTGCATGGTCGACGGCCGACTCCGGTAGCGTCGCGGGGTCAAACATGTTGGGCGGCGGAGCGGGAAAGTTCATGGTCAGGTTCCTTTGGGTCAGTCGCCGGTCACGTCGACCGGGTAGAGACGTTGTAGACCCGGTGGGGTAGAACGTCAAGAAGAAAAAAGACAGGCTCTGTAAGTTAGCGTGACCATACGCGATTTCTGTTTACATATGCCTTGTAACTATACGCTAACCTGTGCTCTAAGCGAGCGAGGCATCCGAGCGAGCGAGCTTGCAGAGCGCGCGAAGGCTTGAGCGCGCGGCGAATGCTAGGACAGCGAAGGAATCGCGGAGCTAACCGATTAGGTTAGTGGAGTGATTCCGATGGGTTAGGGATTAAGGTAGGTGGGGAGTGAAACGACACACATACCTTAATGATTGAAATGATTGAGGAAATCGACGAACAACGTGAGTCGATATGGGGTAGCGAACGAGCGAAGCGAGTGAGCGTAGGGGGAGCGACGGGGAGGTGACTACCTCCCCTAGCGGGGGGCTGAGCGCGAGGCAAGCGGGTTGCGCAGCTGTCGGGACGTGCGCCTACGCGCCGCGCTAGCTGCTCCGCCTGGCGCTCCGCCTAGCTCGGCCAAGCTCGGCCAAGCTCGGCCTAGGCTCGCCTAGCTCCGCCCGGCGCTAGCTCCGCGGCGAGGCGGCTAGGCGCACTGGCCAGCCCGCGCGAGGCGAGGCAGGGGAGGCGAGGCGAGGCGACTCTACACACGCGCGCGCAGGCAGGCAGGCGCACGCGAGCACGCAGGCGAGCACGCAGGCGCACGCGCGGGCACGGGGGTGCATGTGACACGCGAGGACGGGGGGCCATGGCAAACCCCTTCCTCTCCATATCCTCTGCACAGCTTTTCTACCTCTCCTCTTGCGCTATCCGCAATGCTGTGTAGATTCGGCGAAAGGAGAGCAAGCAATGCTGACACTGGAGCAAGTACGAGAGCGGTTGCAGGACCGCCGGTTGAACAAGGTAGCGGAGGCTACGGGGCTGTGTGCGGCGACGGTATCGCGGATACGGGATGGGAAGGGGGAGCCGAGTTTGAAGACGATGATGGCGCTGTCGGCGTACTTGGAGAGGGCAGAGCGATGAGTGCTGGGGATGGGGTGGTGTGTGTGTACGCGGTGGTGGAGATGCCGATGAGCGGGGATGACCGGGAGGAGGTGCACGGCACCTTTACGGACCTGGCGATGGCGATGGTGATGTTCAACACGCTGGTGGAGAAGCAGAGCGGGAGGTGCCGGTACTACACGGGCAGTGACGTGTGCCGGGTGGAGCCGGAGGATGGGAGGGGCAGTGCGTATGCGGTGCAGAGGCTACCGCTGACCTGCCGCCCTGGGATGGCCTTGGCGGAGATCCCTACGCCTTGGTGGGCAAAGGATGAGGTGAAGCCATGAAGCTCGAAGACCTTGGCCGCCGAGCTGTGGCGTGCAAACACTGGCGCTGGATGGATGGGATGACGGTACACGGACTCCCGACCTACCGCGTTGTATCGAACAACTGTGACGGTCATACATACCGGACCGATGGATATGACTCGGATAGCTTGAGGGACTGCGTTCCCGACCTCTCCGACCCCGCGACGCTCGGCTGCCTGCTCGCGCTGGTGCGTAAAGCGTGGGGACGTCCGTTCTGGGTGGAAGGCGACCCTCGCTCGATGGGCGAACGCCCCGATGAATGGATCGGCGTGCTGTTCGAGGGGCGCTTCGCAACGTGCCCAATCGTCCATGCCTCTACCGAGGCCGAGGCCCTCGTCGCCGCGCTGGAGGCTGCACCCTGATGGCTGTCGCGGTGGACGAGACGGGCAAGCGCTACGGCCGGCTGACGGTCTTGGAGCGCTCGCATGTGCGGGACTACCGCAGGGCCGCTACCTGGCTCTGTGCGTGCGACTGCGGGGGCTACAAGAGCGTCGCCGGGGTTACCCTGCGGCAGGGGCTGGTGACGAGCTGTGGCTGCCTTCTAGAGGCGAAGAAGAGGGTCGTATGCGGCTGCGGGTATGTAGGCCCGCGGGGCAAGATGGACTGGCAGTGTCTTAGATGCAGGAGGAAGGGATGAACGCAGTAACCGAAGTGATGGACGAGCTGAGGAAGGCGCTGGCGGAGTTAGAGGACTGCCGCGCCAGGAACGCTGACCTGCGCACGATGCTGGAGCAGGTGACGCGCGAGCGCGACGAGGCGCGCGCCGAGTCCACCAAGCGGAAGGCCGCCTTAGAGAACATTCGCCGCACGAACACCGACCTGATGATGCAACTGTTCGACGCGCAGGAGGCGACACGAGCCGTCAACATATCGCCAGTGCTGCACGAGAACGCGCAGCTAAGGTCGAAGGCGCTTGGGTTGGGCGCCGAGGTGGACCGCCTCATGCACCAGCTCGCGGACGCGACGAACGAAAGCACCCACTTCCAGGTCATGTGCAAGCGCGAGACGGAAGAGGTGGAGCGCTTGGGCCGGCGGGTCGACCGCCTCACCGACGAGCGCGACGAGCTTCTCGTCCGCGTCGCCAACCAGGGCGCGGAGCTGCGCGCGACGCGGAAGGCGTACCTGCTTGCGCTTGCTGACATAACCAAATTGCAGGAAATGATCGAAGTGATTTCCACATCGATGATCAGGAGTGTAACCAAACAGCGCGACGCCTACCGCCGCGGAGCGGAGGCGACGCGGGAGGCGTGTGCGCGATGGATGTCGGAGCGGGAGGGCATCTCGCAGTGGGTCTATGACGATGCGCTGAGCGCCCTGCCGATCCCGGAGGAGCCATGACGAAGCTGCGCGCGGACAGGACACCGACAAACGTCGGCCAGTCAACGCTTGAAGCTGTCAACGCTGCGTGGCCAATGCCACGCACGTGCCACGTTTGCGGCAAAACTGGGCCATGGGACGTTCCGATGGTCGGGGAAGTGCGGCAGTACTGCGACGGCGCATACGTTCCCGGGGCACCCATCCTGCCGCTTGTCTGCGTGACGTGCTCACACTGCGGGAACACAGTGTTTTTCAATGCCATCAAGCTGCGTCTTGTTGACGCGGAGACAGCGAAGATGAACCCATGATCAACCTTGACGAAATCGAAGCCCGCGCGAACGCGGCAACGCCGGGTCCTTGGACGTATCACGATGGATGCGGATACGTTGAGGTTCCACCGTGTGGCGCAATTGAGTTCAAGCCAGGGTGGGAGCGCTCGGTGCATTTCCTTGCTCGCGTGCACAATAACCACGTCGAGGGCGAGGACGGCCTTGGATTTGACGGGGCCTTCATCGCCAACGCCCGCACCGACGTACCCGCGTTGGTCGCTCGCGTGCGGGAGCTGGAGGCGGAGTGCGAGCGCACGCGCATCTTTGGCTCGCGTAAGTTCGCCGAGCTGCGCGCCGCCGACGTAGAGCAAATGCGCGGTTACGGACTGAGCTATGAGGGCGTGCGCAAGGTGCTCCGCGAGCACGACGACGGGGAGATCTCCTTCGGAAAGCTCATGGACCTGATTCGCGCCGCTGCGCGGGCGATGGCGGAGGACGAGTGCGCCGAGATGCGCGTCCTACTCGCCGACGCCCACCGCGAACTTGCCACCATTGAGGCTATCACCGTCTCCCCGTCCGGCGTGGACGGGCTCATGGAACTTGTTAATCGCATTGGCCAAAAACTGGAGTCCAGCAAATGAGCGGCTACTTCGCCATGACACCAACCATCATCGACAACGACGCGCGCAACCACAACGACGCAGGATGCTCCGTCAGCATCACGTTCGAGCCCGGGCACACCGACGACCGCGACCGCCCGTGCTTCGACGTGCTCGTGCTCGTGGACGACGAACGCATGGCCACGCTCACGCTGCACTACGAGGCCGCCATGGGGCTCGTGAAGGCGCTGAAGGGCGCGATGAAGGGTGACGAGGGATGACCCCGCCTGACGAGATCGAGCGCGTCATCGTTGCGCGCGTGCGATGGGAGCGGCTGTCATGACCCGCCCCGACCTGGACGCCATGTGCCCGGTGCGCATCGAAGTGTGGGACGACGATGCCAAGTGTTCAAGGATGCTGCATGGCACACTAAAAGTGCCCGCAGAGTGGATTGAGAAGATGCCGCCACTGATGATGCGAGACATCGCCGTTGGTTCGGCGGCTGCGCTCCCGCCGGGTTCTCGGTGGGGAAACATGGGGACCGATGAAACCTGACCTGGACGCCATCCGGGCGCGCGCGCAGAGCGTCGAAACGGATTCGAGCGCGCGTGCTTGCGACGTACTACTGGCCTACGACTCGTTAAGCCTGCTCGCGTACATCGACGAGCTGGAGCGCCGCACGACGTACACCGTGGGCGAGACCGAGTGGGCGCACCGCATCGCGGTCGCCGAGCAGCGGTTCGCGGACGAGTCCGACGCGCGCAAGGCAGCAGGGCGCGAGATCGCCGAACTGAAGGCGCGCATCGTGACGCTGGAGGCGATGAAGCCATGAGCTGGAAGTACAAGCCCGACAACGCGTGGCAGAAGCCCGGCGCCTCGCGCGTCACGCGAGCGCACTGGTTCGAAAGCGACGCGCACTGGAGCCTCTGCGGCCGCGTGCCGCACGGCGACGACTGGATTGACGACATCAGCGGCGTGCGGAACGATTGCAGAGCGTGCGAGAAGCGCATCATGAAGATGGAGGGCATAGAGTAGCCATGGCCTACGAGCAGGATAAGCACCGCACCGCCGTCCAGCAGTCGCAAGACCAGCGCATCAGGAAACTGCGCGAGAACATCGCGGAGAAGCTAGAGAAGAGCCGCGTCAAGCTCGGCACCTTCGAAGACATGATGACGCACCCGATGGGCTTCGCGCTGACGACGGCCAGCCCCGTGCAGCGCGCCATCATGCGCGTCGCGGACGGACGCGACATCGGCGACCTGTGGGGCCATCCTGCCGTCTCCCGCTGCTTTGGCGGTACGCTGCCCGCCTTCGATGGCAGGCCGAAGGAGATTGCCCTGCTCGCAGGCATTCGCTGCGGCAAGTCGCTCCTCACCGCTGGCCTCGCCGTATGGTGGACGCAGACCTGCTCCCTCGACCACCTTGGCCCAGGCGAGATTGCCCGCGTCAGCATCGTCTCGATCTCCAAAGACCTTGCCGAAGTCGTCTTCGGTCACGTCGTCGGCCGCGTCATGGCCTCGCCTATCCTCAAGGGCCTCGTCATGGAAGACCCGACGAGCGACGAGATCGTGCTTCGCCACCCCACTGGAAGGCCCGTGCAGATTACCGTAGCCGCCGGCTCGCGCGCAGGCTCCTCGCTCGTGGCCCGCTGGTCTGCCGGCTGCATCTTCGACGAGTTCCCGCGTATGCTCGGCGAGGGCGAAGCCGTCGTCAACTGGGATGAACTGCGCCGCTCCGTCCTCATGCGCATGTGCCCTGGCTCCCAAGTAGCCAGCATCGGCTCGCCCTACGCGCCCTACGGCCCCGCGTACAACGTCGTGAAGGAGCACTTTGGCAAGCCGTCGAGGAACATGGTCGTCGTCAAGGCTCCCGGCTGGGATATGAATCCCCACCTTTGGACGCCCAAGGCCGTTCGCGAGGCCGAGGAGCAAGACCCGCAAGCCTTCCGTACCGACGTCGCAGCCGAGTTCGCCCAGCCCGAAGAAGCACTGGTCACTTCCGACGCCCTGGATGCCGCTGTACGGCCCGCTCCGCTCATCGAGGCACCAAAGCCCGGCGTCCAGTATAGCGCCGCTATTGACCCCGCTACGCGCGGCAACGCCTGGACGCTTATCATCGCCTGCCAAGAAGGCGACAAGCGCCGCGTGGTGCTCGCGAAGCAGTGGATCGGCACCCCGGCGCAGCCTCTCAGGCCAGGCCAGGTGCTCGCCGAGGTCGCGAAGCTGTGCAAAGGCTACCGCGTCAGCGTCCTCGACAGCGATCAGTACTACGGCGACGCCCTTCGCGACCTTGCCGCGCAGCAAAAGCTCGTCCTCATCGTCCACGCATGGAACGAACGCGAGAAACTGGCCAAGTTCCTGGCCCTGAAGACCATGTTCGAGCAGGGAATGGCCGAGATTCCTGCGGATCCGACGCTCCGTGGCGACATCAGCCGCGTCCGCAAGGTGCTGCGAGGCTCCGGAGCGACCATTTCCTTCCCTCGCACCTCCGATGGGCGCCACTGCGACTACGCGCCGTGCCTTGCCATGGCTTTCGCGCGCTACTGGCAGCCCGACGACGAGATGAGCGAGGCTGCGGAGCACGTCCGCAAGCTCAGCGAGGAGGAACGCGACATGCTGAAGCGCATCATCGACCGTTCCAAGCCCCAGGAAGGATGGGGCTTCTCCTGGTAGGCCAAAACTTTTTACGTTGGCCTGCTCGCGATAGAGCAGCGCTGGAAATACGATAGTCAGAGACTCGCAAAGCTCAAAGCGTGAGAGGAACGAGCTATCATTTGTCGTTGACGAGCGCTGCGAATAGGTAAATCACTACGCTCGATGGACTACGCGAGCGAGCAGGCTATCCAGTGGTACGGCGACGATCAGGGGTCGCCACACGCAGCCATCGCCGAGCGGATGAAGTTCCTGCTCGACCGTCAGTCCACGCGCCGCGAGGCTGTTCGTCGCTGCCAGCAAATTTACGGCGTTGACCTTGGCGCCTACGGCCTCGCGCCCGACGCGAGCATCGACCGCCGTTTCAGCATTAACCACCTGAAGAACAGCGTCGACACGCTCGCGGCCAAGATCAGCCGCGCGAAGGTGCTGCCGTTCGCCGTCACGAGCGGCGGCGACTACATGCAGCGCAAGCGCGCCGAGAAGCTGTCGCGCTTCATCGACGGCGCGTTCCACGACACCGACTTCTGGACGAAGAGCCTCCACGTCGACCTGGCTACGCTTGTCGACGGCACCGGCTGCATGAAGGTCACGAGCACGAACGGGCAGCTTCAGCTCGAAGTCGTGCCGATGCTCGACATCTTCGTCGACGACGCCGAGGCTCGCTACGGCCAGCCGCGCAACCTGATTCAGCGTCACCTCGTGGACCGCTCGGTCGTGCGCGCGCTCTACGCGCACAAGGGCGCCACCGAGGGCAACGGCTTCTACGGCGCGCTCGCCACGCGGCGTTCGTGCATCGACGCCGTGAGCATCCCGACCGACGCCGAGATGGCCGAGTTCATCATCAACTCGGGCTCGGACCTGATCTACGTCTACGAGGCGTGGCACCTCCCGTCCGCTCCTGGCGAGCGCGACGGCAAGCACGTCATTTGCCTCGACAACTGCACGCTCGTCGAGGAGCCGTGGACCCGTGAGCGCTTCCCGTTCGCCTTCGAGCGCCGCAACGTGCCGCTCGTGGGCTTCTGGGGCTCGTCCGCCGTCTTCGAGTTCGCCCCGGCTCAGGAAGAGCACAACAAGCTCTCTCACAAGCTCCAGCTCGCCCACAACCTCATGGGCGGCTCGCACATCATCATGCAGGCCGGGACGCTCGGGAAGACCGTCTCGCTCGACAACGGCATCGGCACCATCATCGAGTACCTGCCGGGCGGCTCGCCGCCGATGACGTTCAACCCGGACCCGGTGAACCCGCAGACGTACGCCTACCGGAACAGCATCCCGAACGAGATCAACATGGGTCTCGGGCTCTCGAACATGAGCGCCCACTCGGAGCTTCCTGCGGGCCTTCGCGCTGCCTCGGGCAAGGCGCTGCAAGTCTTCGAGGACTTCGAGTCCGAGCGCCTGCACGTCTTCCACAAGCTGCACGAGCAGTTCGCGGTCGACGTCGCGCGCCTCATCGTCGACGAGGCCGAGGCCCTGCTCGCCGCCGACGTGGACGTCTCCGTCGCCCGTCCGACGAAGAGCACCCTCGAAGAGGTGGCCTGGTCGGAAGTGCGCATGGACGAGCGCGAGTACCGCCTCCGCGTCTACCCGGTGTCGAACCTCTCGAAGCAGCCTTCGGCCAAGTTCGAGCAGATCCTCTCGATGGCGCAGTACAACCTCGTCGACCTGCCGAGCCTGCGCCGCCTCCTCGACATGCCCGACATCGACGCCGAGGAAGACCTCCGCAACGCGCCGCTCGATGCCGTCGACCAGATGCTCTACAACATGGTCGAGAAGCGACAGGCGAGCGAGCCGTCCGACTACATCGACCCGGCCTTCCAGATGGAGCGCGCCAAGCTCTTCTACGCGAAGTGCCTCGTCGACAACGTACCGGAGCGCAAGCGCGCCCTCGTTGCCGACTTCATCACGAGTTGCGCGGCCAAGATTGCCGCCATGCAGGCTCCGGAGCAGGCGGCTCCGCAGCCTCAGGCGCCTCTCCCCGGTGAGCAGACCGGCGAGATGGCTCAGGAAGCCGCCCCAATGGCCGGGGAGGGCGCTGCTCCGCCCAACCCTGCCTCTATGGGAGTCCTTCAATGAGCGATCTCGCCGATAACACGTCTGATTTCTCCGTCTCCGACGCCGACCTCATGGCCGCCGTGACCGATGCGTTCCATGGGGCCGCTTCCGGCGCCGAGGAGGCACCTCCTGCGGCCGATGCTGGCGCGGACGAGGCAGAGTCCGCTCCGGACGAGAAGGCTCCGAAGAAGGCCGCTCAGGCGACGGACGACGATATTGACCCGCGGGCGGTGCTCCGCGCGCGCATGGAGAAGGCTCGCGCGGCCAAGGCTGCCAAGGCGGAGTCGCGTCGCCAGGCCGAGCTTGCGGAGAAGCTGCGCGAGTACGAACAGGCTCGCCCGCCGGTTGCGCAGGGCTTCGACATCGACGGCTTCAAGAGCAAGTTCTACCAGTCGCCGCTCTCGGCGCTTCAGGAGCTTGGAGTCGACCTCGACACGTTCACGCAGCGAGTCCTCGAAGAGAACACGCCGCAGTCGCAACTCGCGCAGCAGCTCAAGGCCGTGCAGGAGCGCGTCGAGTCCTTCGAGAAGCAGAAGAAGGAAGCCGAGGAGCGCGAGGCCAAGCTCTCTGAGGAGCGCCAGCGCCACCAGGAGGAGCAGGAGTTCTGCTCCATGATCACGACCGATGACTACCCGTCGCTGTACGAGTGGTTCTCCGACGACCCGCACGCGCTCATTCGCGAAGCCGAAGTCGTCGCCACCGACCTTCTCAAAGCCGGGCATGACCCGGACGACATCGAGGACGCAGACATCGCCGACTTCCTGGAGATGAAGTACGCGAAGAAGCTGCAAAAGCTCAAGGGTGTGAGCGCTGCGCGCAAGGCGACGCAGCCCGCCTCTGGCGCCTCGAAACCCCGGTCCCCAAGCCAAGCGTCCGCTTCGGAGACGAAGCTCGGGGGACCAAAGAACTTCTGGGACCTCAGCGCGGACGAGCAGGACGCGCTTCTCAACGAAGTCGCAAGAACCGCAACCGCTAACTAGGGAAAACCACAATGCCGATCTCATCCTCCGTTGCAGCCGTCGACAAGGCGCTCAAGCTCCTCTACAAGGCTGGCGTCCCCAACCTCTCGTACAACAAGCAGGCCCTCCTGAACCGCCTTGCGGTGAAGGCGGACTTCACTGGCGAGAAGAAGGTGATGGCGCTCCAGATGTCGAACCCGCAGGGTTTCGGCTCGGACTTCAGCCGCGCGCTCGCGAACGTCAGCTCGGTCGAGCAGTACAAGCGCTTCGAGATGTTCCGCGTCCAGCACTACGGCTTCGTGCAGGTCAGCGGCGAAGTCATGCGCACGGCCGTTGAGCCGGGTGCGCTCGTCAACGTCTGGAAGAACCGCTCGGTAAGCGTTGTCCGCGGAATGCAGAACAGCGCCGGCCGTCTCGTTTACGGCACCGGCACGGGCCGCATTGGCAAGGTCGCATCGAGCGCCACTGTCGGCGGCTTTACTGTCATCACGCTCGAAACCGCGGCTGATATCGCGAACTTCGAGTCGGGCATGAGCCTGTCGTTCTACACGGCCGACTCGTTCGCCGCGTCGTACCGTACGGCCGCTGGCGGTACGACCACGACCTTCTCGGCTGCGGACACCCGCACGGTGTCGGCGGTCGACCGCGACATCAACGCTGGCACCGCGACCATCACCCTCGCGGGTGCGACGTTCGCCGTGTCGAACGGCGACATCATCGTCCGCGACGGCGATGGCATCGCGCCGGATGGCGTGGCGACGAGCTACGACACGAACGCGCGCTCGCCGGCGGGCATTGAGCAGTGGATCGGTGGCGACCTCATCGGCACGCAGCCGGTTGGCGACACGCTTTTCGGCCTGAACCGTGCGTCGGACAAGGTTCGCCTCGGCGGCCAGGTGTCGAACGCGGCCGGCCGTAACATGGTCGAGGCGCTTCAGGACCTTGAGGCGAACATCCTCTTCCAGGGCATCGGCTACCCGACGCATATCGTTGCGAACCCGCTTGCCATCGGTAACCTCAAGAAGTCGGCGCTTTCGGACGTCATCCGCATCCCGGCGCAGGACCCGAAGCAGAACCTCAACTTCCAGGACGTCGTGTTCGTTGGCCAGAACGGCCCGATCCCGTTCATCCAGGACCCGTTCTGCCCGATGAACAAGGCGTACATGCTCAACCTCCCGACGTGGAGCATCAGCTGCGCGCCTGGCGGCATGTTCCAACTCGTCGACTTCGACGGCGTGAGCGTGCTCCGTCAGCCGACCTCGGACAACTACGAGGCCCGCTTCGCGTCGTACTACCAGATCGGCTGCGACAACCCCGGCTCGAACGGCTACCTCTACAACTGGGGCGCCTGATAGCCTGAAAGGGAAAACTCCATGGGCCCCTCTGCTCTCCGGTCCCAACTGCGGACCAACATTCCGGGCGACACGCGAATCAGCGGTCGCTTCAATGTGAACGGTGCAACGCTCACCGTTCTCGAAGGCAAGCGGTACGTCGCGGACAGGGCCGGCACCGGCCTCTACCGCGTCCGCTTCGGCAACTCGACGACCGAACTTACGCCGGTCCTCGGGCTTGTCGCCTGCTTCGCAAATGCCGTTGTGGCGGCCCCTGACGCGACGAACTCGCGCTGGATCGTCGTCCAGAGCATCGTTACGAACGCAGACGGCACCATCGCTGGGGTCATCCTCGGCGCCCTCGACGCCACTGGCGCGCTCGCGAACCTCACCGCGGACGACGACATCTGCTTCGAGTGCATCGTTCGCGATACCGCGGTGACGGTGTGATGCGCGGCAAGGGCGGGAAGATTGCCATTCTCCTCGGGATGAAACCCGGGGAGGGTGGCGACGACGAGGAAGAGGGTCCGTCCTCTTCCAAGATGGAAGGCCCTTCGCCCGACAAGGTGAAGATGTTCCGCAAGATGCGGAAAGCCTTCGAGATGGGAGACGATGAGGCCGGGGCGGAAGCCTTCGAGGCGCTTGTCTCCATGTGCGGCGACTACGAAGAAGAAGACTGATAGGCTAGGAGTTCACCATGTCGCGTTCGAGGACTACTACCGACCTGCGGGCCGAGGTTCGTCAGCGGGCCGATATGGTGAACTCCGCCTTCGTTACGGATTGGGAGGTCGACCGATCTGTCTCTCAGTCCTGGGCGCAGCTCCACGACCAGATGTGCTCGACGGGCGAGGATTACTTCCTGAAGTACGTCGACATCGCCGCGACGAGCGGCGGCTTCTACGACTTCATCCCGCTAAACAGCTCCGTGCCGGGGCTCAAGGCGACGGACGTTTACCAGGTGCGCGGCGTCGATGCCGTGTATTCGGACGAGGTTGTCGTCAACGTGCCTAGGTTCAACTGGGAGGAGCGTAACATCTACGCGGCCACCCCGGCGCTGAACCCGTACTACCCGATCATTGCCTACCGCGTCATGCAGAACCCTGTGACGCAGCGCGACGCCATCCAGATCGTCCCGGAGAACTCGAACGGGATCTCGTACTTGCGCGTCTGGTACTACCCCAGCGCTAAGGCGGTCGGCTACACGGCCACGATTGTGAACGGTGGCTCCGGCCTCACAGACGGCACCTACTACGAAGTGCCCGTGCATGGCGGCGCTGGCGTAGGCATGACCGCAACGGTCGTCATTGCTGGTGGCACCATCACCAGCGTCGTCATCACCGACTACACGAGCGGCTACACGGTCCCTTCGTGGGCCTTTGGCTTTACGCCAAACTCTATCTACTCCGGATCCCCGAACCTCGGGACCACGGTCGGTACCATCACGGTCGACTCGCTCGACGGGCGCAACGGCTGGGAAGAGTGGGTTGTGATCGACGCGGCCATCAAGCTCCTCGCGAAAGAGGAGAGCGACACGTCGCAGCTTGAGCGCGAGGCTGCTCGCGTCTGGGGGCGCATCACGACGGCGCTTCAGAACCGCGACGCTGGCCAGGCCAAGCGCATCACGGACGTCAGCTACAACATGGGCCTCTGGCCTTACTCCGCCAGTTACGCCCGACGCTACTAGGAGGTCGCCATGCCGCAGCTCGATAAGCCGTCGCAGTACCTCACCCGCGACGCGAAGGACCCGCTCGTCAACGCCATGCAGGACAGCTTGGCGCAGGCGACGAAGGCGCTCCGTCAGCAGCCTCCGCCGAAGCAGCTTGTTACGGCGCTCGGCCAGCAAACGCCGGACGCCGGCGTGCAGTTCAAGCCCGGCCAGATCGTCGACATCCCGCACTCGCTCGGGCGCAGCGCGGCCGGCTTCAACATCGCCAAGGTCGTGACCGACACGCCGAACGCTTCCTCGGCCCCGTACGCCGCGCCAAACCTGCAAGTGGTTGAAGTTCCTGGGCCGCTCGGGCAGAAGATCATGCGGCTGCGCTACATCGCTCCCACGGACTCGAACGGGAACCCTGTGACGACGCCGGTACGACTGCACCTGGAGATCTTCTGATGCCGACTCGTGATTCTATCGTCCAGGTTCCGTTCGTCGGCGGCATCGACCAGCATACGGACCCGGACCAGCTCCAGCCGCCGAACATGGCGCTGCTCGCGAACTGCGTCGTGCGCAAGCCAGGCCGCATCGAGAAGCGCGCCGGGATGCACCTGCTTGCGCAGACGGGGACCACGAACACCCCTGCCACGGCCTTTGGAGGCACTGCTACGGTCCTTCCGTCCGATGCCGAGGCCATCGGCGCCAACGACGCGCAAGACGGCTCCAAACTCCTCGTGGCGGCCGGAAGCACCCTGTTCGAGTACGTCGGCTCCGACGCGGCGCACGGCTACCGTGAGGTGAACCGCATCCCGTCCTGCTACGGCACGCTGCACCCGGTCGACGCGACGGGTGGCGAGATCATCGAGGTCGAGTCGATGGTCAACGACGCGGGCACCCTGCGCTGCACCGCCTGGGTGCTCGGCGCGCGCAACGGCCAGGACCTTACCAACGACAAGGCCATTCGCCAGCAGCCGGCCGGCACTCACGGTCTCTACGTCTCGGTGCAGCGCACGACGGACGGATCCTTCGTGACGCCGCCGACGCGCGTGCTCGACTCGTTTGGTGTCGCCACGACGCGCATCAGCGACATGCGCATGATGCTGTCGCTTGCAGACACGGGCACGACGCGGCACTGGGTCGTCGCGTTCCGCCGTGACTACGCCGTCATCGAGGCGTTCGTCATCAACGGCGTCGATGGGGCGCTGAAGACTACGCGCATCTTCGGTGGCTTCCCGACCACGGCATTCACCGGTCGTCCGTACTGGCGCGCGTTCGACATCACGAACGTCGCCGGCCGCAACTACTTCCTGTTCGCCTGGTGCGAGAACGACACGTCGCCTGCGTCTTCGGAGGTAAACCTGCGCCTTGAGTCGTTCAACGCGACGACGGGCGTGTTCACGACGACGTTCACCATGCCCGGCGGCGTCATCAGCAACGCCAACGCGAACGGCTCCACCACGCTGAGCGTCCACGACTGGAACCGCTACACGCCGCGTGGCGTCGTACTTGAGACGGACCCCACTGGCGTCAACGTGTCCATCGCCATTCGTATGGTCTACGAGCAAGACTCGGCGCCGTTCTACCTCGACGGCAAGTTCGTTGTGACGAACGCCAACTGCAACGGCGGATCTATCGCGGTCAGCACCAACAACTTCGCCTGGCTGCACCGCGCAGGCTTTCAGACCGAAGACAACTTCTCGTCGTTCAAGCTGTCTGGGCCGGTTGGCGAGAACAAGACGACCGCTTCGTGCGTTCAACGTTTTTATTTTCTTGAGACGGGAACAGTATCGGCAAATACATCAATAGCCGCTGTTGTTACTGCGCTTTTTGCAGATGGCAGTTATCAGCCATACAGCATCAAAAATGCAGACGACGCCGGAAGCTCGTCCCCCGTTCGTCGATTTAGCAACCCCAGCCCATACATGGGCCAGGATTTGCTCAAGATTGCATCGAGCGGCATCTTCCCGATCCCGCAGCATATTTACCCTGCCGACAACAGTGTCGACGTCCAGCATCCCAACTGGGATCTTGGTGCAGTGGCTACGCCGACCCTCGATAGGGCTGTGATTTTTCAGAAGAACATAACGCGCGTGCAGCTTGGCGCTGCGCCAGCTGCCGTTGGGTATGCCAACACTGTACGCTATTGCCAGCTCTCCACTGCTGCTGGCATCAGATGCTACGCTGTCGTCTCGTTCGATGCTGCTGGCATCCCGGATGCCGTTGCGTTGTACAACGGGATGGGCGCTGCAAACATCAACAAGGCGCCGTCGCTGGACACGGTTATGCTGCTGTCGGTCGGAACGGGTCCGAACGGCCCGTGGGCAGTTCCTGTGGCCGTACCTGCTGCGACGCTCCAGGTGTTCGACGACTTCAATAAAGCTGTACCGCTTGTTCTCCAGAACATTGTCTTCGAAGATATCGGCTCGAATACGGCTCCGGAATCACAGACGGTTGTCGAGACAAGCATCGGCGTCGAGCAATGCGTGCATCGTTGGGACGTGAAGAACAATGGCACGCACGCCATTGTTGCAGTGTCCTCGACGTCAGCCGCCACGTTCAGCGGACCGAACGGCGACGCCCCGCTTGGCTACGTCAGCCCGTTCGCGCGTAGCAACTATTTCGAGGTCTACCAGTGGCAGATCGGCGCGCAGTTCCGGTATGACCTGAACGACTACGCCACAACGGGAAGCAGCACTTCTAGGCCGATCTGGTGCGCGCTCGGTGGTCCGTGGCGCATGATTAGCAGTCTAACCTGGGTCGATCTGGCTACGAACCGGCTTGGCTGCGTGGTCATGCCGTCTGGCGACGACTATCAGCGCAGCGCGTTCCTCATCTCGTTCACGAACGGAAACGCCACCGTAGAGACTGCGCTCGACCCTGTGGATAGCAACCCGATCCAGTACGCTGGCGGCGTCGTCTACACGAACAACAAGGGCGTGTTCGTCGAGTCGATGAACATGGCGCGCATCGCAGCGGCGCCGTTGAACTGTCCTCGCGTCATGGCGAAGCGCAGTGGTGGAGCGGTCGTTGGCTTCACCTGCGGCGCCATCCGCCAAGGCCAGAACGACGGAGGCAGCGAGGTCTTCGCGCTCGACTACACCACTCAGCCTGGCAGCTGGCGAACGCTGAAGCAGTGGGGCGACTACACCATCGTCAACGGCGGGGTCTTGTCGGCCTACGACGGCAGTTCGTGCAACGAAGCGACGATGCTGCTCTGGCCGCAGTCCGACCTGACGAGCATCGCGTACGACCGCATCGCGTTCAAGCTGTACCAGCTCGACAATCCGAGTACCGACTTCTACGGCTGGAAGAATCCAAACTTCACATTCTGGTATGACTACAACTACACGTCATTCCCGGTCGGCCCTCTGCTTTTTGGCATCACGAGGCCGTGGTTTGCGTATGAGGCTGGGCTGAATAGCCCGAACGGGAACATCCCGGCCGGCGCGAACGGTGGCGTTATCGGAGATGGCTTCTGCGGGTGGGATACCATCAAGACAACGTGGGGCGATGACCCGACGAAGGACTATCAGGCGGTCTACATCGACCCTCGCTTTCAGCAAGTCCAGGGACGTCCTACTCAAGCAGCTGGCTCTGGCGTAAACCAGGCGTCGATGTCTCACTACTACGGCAGGTATCAGTCTGGGTACTCCGTATACAATGTGCGCAGGGCTACGGCTGGTGAGGTCTACATCGTAAGTTGGGCGCCAAGGAACTCTACGCTCGACGCTTCCACGGCCACTGGCAATCAGTTCCAGCCTGAGAACAAGTACAACCCGATTGTGGCAAACGGCGACTTTCTCGTGCGCTGGTGTTACGAGGCTGTCGACGGGACTGGTCGCGTCGTCCGAAGTGCGCCGAGCCAAGCTGTATCGTTTACAATTTGTGCGACGATCCAGTATGGGAAGGGTCAGGCCGTATCCGGCCTGAAGCCTGAGCCCGGCGGCGTTGTCGACGAGTATCGCTACGGGTTCTACGTCCCTCGCCTTGAGCTGACGAACCGGCTCAAGACGGCGGTCGCCGACTCCAAGCGAACGGTGCTCCAGCCGTACTTCACCGCGGAGCCGTTCGCGACGGTGTTCTATCGTGTGCCATTCTCGAACTTCCTGCCGGAATACAAGAACGACTTCACCATCAGTCGCAACGCGACGCGCGGCGTCGTGCCCTACTCGTCGGCGAACGCTGGCGGCGTCAACGAAAACCCCTACGGCCTCGTCACGAACAACTTCCGGTGCTTCGACGGGCCGCAGGGCGACTACAACGGCCTGCTCTCGCAGCCGTTCCTCTACACGACGGGCGGCGTGCTCGACAACGTGCCACCTCCGAGTGCTCTCTGCATGACGGTTCATCAGAACCGCCTCGTGGCGGGCGGCGCGGACGACGCGACGGTCGTGTGGTTCTCGAAGGAACTCTCACCGACCGACGCGCCTGGATTCAACGACGCGCTCACCATCCAGATCGAAGACGGCGGCCCCGTCACCGGCATCGCGAGCCTGGAAAGCGTGCTCGTCATCTTCAAGCAGAACATGACGTTCATCGTGCCGGGCGACATGCCCGACGATGCGGGCGGCGCCATCAACCGCGGCTACGTCTCAAACACGCTCGGAACGCCTGTGCGGATGCCGCACGGCATCGGCTGCATCGACCACCGCAGCGTCGTCGAGACGCCGGTCGGCGTGTTCTTCCAGTCCGCGCGCACCATCGAACTGCTCGCCCGCGATATGAGCATCACGCCAGTCGGCCTGAAGCTCGACGACAGCCTGAAGCAGCTCGGCAACATCGTGTCGGCGGCGCACAACGCGCGCGACAACGAGGTCTGGTTCGTCTTCAAGGCGGATGGGTTTGTCGGCCTGTACTGGGCGACCTACAATTACCTTACCGACACCTGGTCCACGCACAAGGTCGAGCCTGGTCCCGACCTTGAGATTCGAACGCCCTGCGCTGTGACGATGGTCGGCAACGTCCCGCACATGATGGCGCAGTACGTCCCGGCGTTTGCGGCCAGCCAGACCATGGTTTTTAAGCAAAGCGACTCGACGTTCTTCGATGTCGGACCAGTCTCCACGAACAACGGTCGGCTCTACGTCCCGATGTCCTGGCGGACGGCGCCTATCGCCATGAACCAGATCCAGGGCTACCAGCGGCTCAAGCGCATCCGCGTCATCGGCAGCCCCATCCCGACGACGAGCACGGGCGCCCCTGCCACCAGGGAGCCCCATGGCGCGTCTTTCGCGCTCCAGACCGACTACGCCACTGCCGGGCTCAACATCGGCTCGCAAACGGCCTCCTGGACGGAAGCAGAGGCCACTGCGGTCTACACCGACCAGAACCGCGAGGTGTACGAGGTTCACGTCGCGGAGCAGAAGGGCCAGAAGCTCACGCTCTCGTACACGGAGACGGCGCCGGCAAGCATCACCGGGCTCACGCACGGGTACGGCACCGCTTTCTCTAACCTCGCTCTGATCGTCGGCTTGAAGAGCGGGCTCGATAAGCGTATCACCAGCGGAGCCAAGCATTAGGAGTAGCCATGGCGGTCGATCCAGTTTCTCTCGGGGTAGCGGCGGGCGTTAACCTGCTTGCGCCGGCAGTCGCCAAGGGCATCGGCGGCCTGTTTGGCTTGGACGAGCCGAGCGATGAAGAGCGCCGCGCCGCTGCTCGTCGGCAGGAAGCCATCGACCGCCTCACGGCTGATGCGGAAGGCCGCACGGCTTCTCCAGCACAGCTCGCTGCGCTCGCGCAGCAGCAGCGCACGCAGCAAGCGCTCGCGAGCCTCGCGCAGCGTGGCAGCGTGCAGCAGCGCGCGGGCAACGTACGCGCGGCCATGCAGGCGGCTCCGGAGGTCATGGCGCAGCAGGGGGCCGTGGCGGCGCAGACCCGCGCCGAGGAGATGGCCCGCGCTCGCAACGCTCTCGCGCAGGCGCAGATGGGCGTGGCGACGCAAGAGGCGGCCCAGGGCGCCGCTCGTCGCGAGTACATGCAACGCCTCATCGGCGCAGGCATCCAAGGTGCTGCGGCGGTCACTGGCGACGTTATGACCCGTAGCCCAGACGCGGCTACTGGCGCCACGGGTGGAACTGGGGCGGCAGCTCCGGCTACGGCGACGACGACCGCGGCGACTGGCACCACGTCGCAAGCGCAGACAGCGGCGCCTACTTCGTCTCAGTTTGCGGCTGCACCAGGCGAAGGGGTGGCGGCTCCGGCAACTCAAGGGCAGGGAGTGCAACTTGGTCCGTCAGCGTCAATGGCGCTCGGGCAGTCGTTCCAGCCGTTCAGCCGCGAAGGTCAGCTCAGCCCGGGGGGCCTCCAGCTTGGCGGGTCGCCACTCGGTGCAGTGGGCATGAATCGTCGCGCTCGTCCGTTCTCGCTCAACCTTGGGGGGCGGTGATGGCTGAGCCGCGTATCAACCCATACACTGGACGCACAGAGAACAGGCCGCCGCCCGTCGAGAAGAAGGGATTTCAGGGGCCGGAAGCCGGCACCGCCTCAAGGTTCCCTGGTGGTCCTGTCGCACTTTACGACTTTACACAGCCGCAGGCTGGCCCGGTTCAGCCACCGCCTGTGGCGGAGGGGACAGTTACGCCAGGCCGAGCGCCGGTGGACCGCAACGAACTCGAACTTGCAGCGGAGCGGGAGTACCAGGGCGCAGGCATGATGGGCGCAGCCAGTGCGCCAGTCGGCTCGCTTGGCGGCTACAAGGCTCGCACGCTCTCTCTTCCGGAGGAGATTGAGCAAGCGTCGAAGCAGGCGAGCGAAGCCATCCAGGCCGAGCTTACGGCCGGACGTGAGTACGCAAAGAAGGTGACGCCGCTTCAGGAAGATGAGTCGAAGCGTGTGCAGCAGCGCATGGCGGCAGAGGAAGGCCGTATGGGCCGGCTCGTCGACCTTGGTAAGCAGCAGCAGACGCTTACCGAGGAGATGGGCAAGCGCGTCGAGTCCTTCCGCGTTGATCCGAACCGGATCTTCGGCCAGGGCGGCGAGCGCGCGGCAACGACCTTCGGGCTCGGCATCGCGTCTGCGCTCTCGAACATCGGCGAAGCCATGCAGGGCAAGGCGGCGACGAACCAAATCCTCTCGCTGGTGCAGAACCGCATCGCGCAGGACATCGGGCTCCAGGAGAACGACTACCGTCGTATGCTCCAGGGCTACGAGGTGAAGCGCAACGGACTCATGGACTCCATCCGTCAGGTCGGCGACGAGCGCCTTGGCGCAGAGGCGCTGGCGAAGCAGCAGGGGCTCTTCTACGCAGACCAGCTTGGCAAGATTGCCAAGCAGGTAGGGCTCACGGACGCGCAGGCGGCTCGTCCGCTCCTCGAAGCGCAGGCGCGCATCCTTCAGGGCCTTGGCGAGCAGAAGGGCCGCGTCGAGCAGTTCAACGTCGCGGCGCAAAACCAGCAGGCGCAGTTCAACGCGAGCCTTGAGGCTCAGCGCCGTCAACTCGAAGAGCAACGCCGGATTTCTCAAATGTCGACATACGCGCTTGGCGAGAAAGACCAGGAGCGGATTAAGACGCAGCTCGACAAGGCGAATGAGAAGCAGCTCGTGCAGCGCTCGGCTGGCCTCCGCGAGATGAAGTCGATGCTTCAGGCAAACCCCAACGTGGCGGAATCGACCAAGGGCCTGATCCAGTCCTTCGTCAACAGCGTCGCTGGCGAGTCGCAGCCTGGCGTCATTCAGTCCAAGCTCGCTCAACTCGCGGTGGAGAACCTGTCTCCGCAAGACCAGCAGTTCGTTCGTGCGTACCAGCGATACATTGGCGGCCGCCTCACCGCACTTGGTGGCAAGGCCATCACCGCGAACGAAAAGGCGCTCTTCAACCTCGCCAACTACACGAGCCCGAAACAGTTTGGCGCACTCCTCGACGAGGAGAGCAACGGCCTGCGCGACGACGCGCTTTCGATCTGGAAGACGTCTGGCTTGCGCGGGGACGCTTCGCTCATCCTCTCTCGTGACCTGCGTGGCCTATATCAGGGCCTCGTGACCGAACCAACTGAGAAGCCCCCGGAGGCCAAGTGACCAAGCTCTACGACAAGCGAGAGAAGGCCGTCGTCGACGTTGCTCCTGGCGAGGTTGCTGGAGCGCTCGATTCGGGCATGTTCTCGTTCGCCAAGGACCAGAAGGTCCCGGTGAACTACAAGGGCCAGCTCATGTTCACGACCCCGGAGTACGCGGGGCGTTATCGGGACAGGCTGATCTTCGTCAACGAGTCGGACGTCGAACAGTCCAAGGCGGAACAGGCGACGTCTGGCATCGGCGGCGCCGTGGAAGCGACGGCCCTCGGCCTCGGCAAGGCGCTGACGCTTGGCGCTGGCCCTGCGCTGCTCGGCGCAGTGAGCGACACGGCGCGCGAGCGTATGCGCGAGCTTGAGCTTGGACGGCCTGGCATCACGACGGCAGCCGAGATCGGCGGCCTCCTCGTGGACCCGTTCGCCCTGGCAGGCCGTGTCGGTCAGAGGGCAGCGCTGAGAGGCGCGGAGCAGCTTGCAGCGCGAGAGGCGGAGCAAGCAGCGGCCCGCGCAGCCGTGTCGCCGGAGATCGGCGCGGGGCAGGCTGCGGCCTTGTTTGGCCCCGCGAGGCAGACGCCGGCAGGCGTCGCAGCGCAAGTGGCGGGAGAGGTGGCGCAGGTCGGTCGAGGAGCCATTGGCCGTGAAGTTAGCCCGCTTGCTCTTGGTCGGCAAGCTGCGGCTCCTACGGCGGAAGAGGCGGCTCGCCTTACCGCGGAGTTCGAGGCGCGTCAGGCTGCCATCCGCCAGGGCGCCATCGATCGCGCTCGTGCCGTGGCGACCGATGAGGCTGGCCAAGTCGTCGAGGAGGCGTCGCTTCGTATGCGCCCGCTCACTGGGCCGACGTCGCCTGCGGAGCCGGGCCTGCGCCTTGGTGCGGACCCGTTCCGCACGGAGGGGCTTGCCATGCGCGGGCGGCAGGCCGAGGAGCTGATGGCTCGTGGCCAGGCTGCGCGCACGGCCGAGGGCCGCATCGCCGAAGAGGCGGTCGGCATGGAGCGCGGGCTCCAGCCTGGGCAGGTCGGCCCGATGGAAGACTTCACTCGCGCACCGAGCGAGTTCCTGCAAGCTGGCGACGCACGCAATCAGATGGCGAACCTCGAAGAGGCGCTTCAAGCCAATGCGGCTGCGGCCAGCCGTGCTCGTTCTGAGGCTGGCCGTCAGAGGCTTGCGGCGGAGCGCGACCGACTGCTCGCGCAGCGCGACGAGCTTGAGTACACGCTCTTCGGCGCAGAGACTCGCGCGGAAGAGGCCATGGCGACGCAGGCAGAGCGCGCGCTCGGCGCGGCGGAGATGCAGGCTGGCGCCCCGGCGCGTGCGCTCGAAGCGGAGCGCATGGGCCGCATGGCCGGCGAGATCGAAGCAGCCAACGTGCTGCCTCCGACGCTCCGCACTGCGGAGACTCGCGTCGCAGCGGAGAACGTCTCGCCGCGCCTTGGTGTCCCTGCTGCGCCTGCACCAAACGTCTCTCCGCTGGGCCTCGGCATGGCCGAGACGGGCGTTATGCCCGCTGGCCGTGGCCTGGCCCTCGGCGCCCCAATCGAGGCTCGTGCTGCGCAGGCTGCGACCGACGTGACCGCCGCTGCCGCTCCCGGACTCGTCGAGCGCATCGGCCGTCCGGCGCTCGAAGGCGCGCTCTACTCTGGCGCGACGCAGGCGTACAAGCAGGAGCTTGGCCTGGAGCCTGGCGGCGTGGGCGAAGTGCTCGCAGCTACGGCGCTCGGCGGCGTTATCGGCAAGGGGCTCACGCTCGGCGGCAAGGCGCTCGTGAAGGGACAGAAGGCGCTCACGGACGTCGCTGCGGAGAGTGCTCCCGGTTCGCTCGCGGCCATGATTGGCAAGGGCGCAGCCGGCATCGAGAAGACGCACCTGCTTCGCCAGTGGGGCCAGTCGCAGAAGGCCGTGCGCAAACTCAACCAGCGCTTCACCGAGGACGAGCTTGGCAAGCTCGGTTCGTCGGCCATGACGGACTACATCCGCAACGCAGCGGCCGACATCGAGAGGCTGAAGGCGGCTCACCCAGAGAACCAGTTCCTCCAGAGCATCAACATCGGGAAGAACGGGCTCACCTTCACGAACCTCTCGGCCGAGCAGCGCAACGCCATGGCGCAGGTGCTTCGCGAGGAGGCCGGCAAGGAAGTCGAGGCCATGTACGGCCCGACGCTGAACCAGATTGTCAGCCCCGAGGCCATCGACGCAGCGCTCAGTCGCGTCGAGAATAAGCTCCGCACTCGTGGCGCGGGCGACATCCCGCTCCAGGACATCCGCGCCGAGATTAACGCGCTGCGCGACTCCGTGGCTAAGCAAGAGCGATTCACGGTCGGCGACCTGCGCCGATACGAGATCGAGACCAGCCGCCGCTTCCAGGAGCGTCAGGGCACTCACGAGCCCATGACCGCGGCTCAGTCCACGTTCCGAAACGAAATCAAGAACCTGTACCTCGACACAGCAGAGCAGGTTTCGCCTGGCATCCGCCAGAGCCTTGTCGTCCCCAACCGCAACTACACGCTGGCCGATATGCTGGCTGCCGGGGCGGACGACGTGCTTGCGAAGCTCGATGTAACGTCTCCGGTGGGGCGTGACTCGCTCTCGCAGTTCGCCCTTGGCGCGTTCGCCATGGTGCAGCCCATCCCGGCTGCGCTCTTCTTCCTCGGCGCCACTGTCATTCGCGGGCTCTACAACCAGCGCGGCGAGGGCTTCATCGCCGACATGGCTGGCAAGCTCTCCCGCAAGGCCACCAGCGTCGCCGCTGCCCCCGAGGCCGCTGCGCGCGAAGTCACGCAGAGCATCATCAACGCCAGGCGTCCGATGCTCGGTGCGCTCAATGGAGAGAAGCTGGTCGAGGTGAAGCCCACCGACTACACCAGCCTCTCACAGGGCATCCGCGAGCTGGCCGCGTCGACGGACTACGCGCACGAGAAGATTCGCCAGGCGACGGCATCCATGCCGCCCGACCAGCAGGAGCGCTACATCGCCGACTACGACGCGACGATGCAGAAGCTCGTCGACGAGATGCCGAAGGGCATCCCGACCGGCAAGGCGCTGAGCGAAGCCGAGCGCCGCTGGACGGTCATGGCGCGTAGCCTGTTCGACCACTCCTACGCGACGCAGACCATCGCCAACGGTGGCCCGATGGCCACGGCGGCGGCGCAGGGGCTCGCCATGATTCCGAACGGGCAGAAGTACCTCGACGAGCTGGCGAGCAACCTCCAGCGCGCCATCGCGGAGAACGAGAAGCTGCGCGGGAACCAGCAGCTCGCGACCGTGGCCCGCAACTTCGCCAAGGTGAAGACGGGCGGCGGCGGCATCCGCATCCAGCGCATCGTGAGCGGCATGGGCCAGCAGGCCTTCCAGCCGCCCGCTGGCGGGCGTTTGCCGACGCCAGGCGCCTCCGGGCAAGCTGCGGCACGAAACGCCTTTGGCGCTGCCACTGCGGGCCAGCGATGATAGGGTGAGACTTGCTTAGAGTGTCCAACTGAGAGGAGAAGGCTATGAGGACTGGAAGCGCGATTGCGAATGGGGTGCGTCAGTACGCGGTGAGCGTGACGAACGCGCAGTGGTTCCAACTGGAGAGCGCGACGGGAGGAGTCGTCGCCGACTCTGGCCTCGCGGCCTCGATGCCTGTGCGCCGCTGGCGCGGGCAGGTCGGCACGGGTACGAACACGGCTGCGCAGGAGCGTACGCCGCAGGACTACGTTCAGGGCCTTCTCATCCAGAACACGAGTGCGACGCTTACGCTCTACCTGACGACGACGCTCGACCAGTCTGGTGCGGCGCCGGCTGTTGGCGACCGCGCTGTGGCGAACTGCATCGCCATTGCCCCCACGGACAGCATCCGTCTCGACAACACGGACGCGAGCAAGATCTACCTGCGGGCGAGCGCAGCCGGCCCCATCATCGCGACCGTCCTCGCGACCTGAGAGGAGAGACACATGAGCGCACCAGCTATCATCTCCTCTGGTACCGCAGCCGGTGGGCCTCCCGTTGGCGGCGGTGGAACTTCCTCGCCCTCGACGATCCCCCGCTGGACCGGGCCGAGCACGTTGGGGGATTCGGGGCTTATCGACAACGGCACCGCGATCTACACGACGACGCGCAACGTCGGCTTCGGCACGGCGACTCCGGGCGCTATCCTGCACACGCTCGGCACCGGTACGACTACTGGCATCTTTGCCACGACGAGCGCAAACGCATGGGTAGAGCTTCGTCGCTCGACTAGCACGACGCTCGGCTACATCGGCACGGGCGCGGGCCTCGTGACCGGTGGGGCGGCAGCGGATCTTGCGTTCCGATGCGAAAGCGGCAACCTGCTCTTCTCGACGGGTGCCACCGAACGCGCCCGCATCGACTCGTTGGGGCGCTGGTACGTCGGCGTCGCTGCGGTATCGCCAGGGAGCAGTGGAATCTGGGCCATCATCAATCAACCTGGCGGCGCAGGTGGACAGGAGTGGCACAATTCTACCGGGAGCCAAGGCGGCACAGCGGTCGTGCCAAGCCAGGATCGGGCTACGTGGTATGTGTATTCTGGGTCGGTCGGGTCAGAAATTTATAAGCAATCGTGTGCGTTCACGCCGACCGGCATCGACCTGACCGGCGCATGGGCGACCCCCGGAATCAAACTCCCCAATGCGCCGGGCAACACCGACCCGAACACGCTGGACTCTTACCGCGAGGGGACGCGCGTACTCGCGGCTGGCGATCTCTCCGGCTGGACCTACGTTACGGCGACGCAATACTGGACGCTCGTAGGCCGCACGGTCACGCTTCACACCATCTTCACGGGTGGCACGTCGAGCGCGACCGGTGGCGCGACCATCGCGACCCCGCCACTTCTCACGCCGCTCCGCATCGCTGCGGGCGCTGCGGTCAACAGTGCAGGCACCGCGCTTGGCAACGGCGTGTGCGTCGTCGCTTCGACCAGCTCCACGACGGGCACCGTCACAACGTCGAGCGCGATTTCGTCCAGCGCCTTGGACAAGGTTATCACCGTCACCTACGAGACCGCAGGTCTCTGAAAGCCTACCATGCACGCTACCATTCAACCCGTTCCCGCATTTCCGAAGCCCGCCGTGGCTTTGTTCATCAACAACGTCACCGTGTGGCCGTCGAGCGAGGCGCAATTTGGCTGGACCCTTCGCGACGCTGACGGCGCGCAAGTGGGTTTCGGCATCCTCACGCTCTCCGGCGACGCCTACGCCGCGTGGGGCACGGACGACGACTACCTGTACACCTACACCGCCGCGCAGCTCGGCCTGACCATCGTCGAGATCGTGCCCGACGCGCCGCCCGCACCGCCCGAGCCTGCGCCCGTCGAGGAGCCTGCTCCGGTGGTTGACGACACTGCCGCTCCCGTGGCACCTTCCGTGGACACCCAGGAGGAATCGTGAACACGGAACAGGCATTTCAGAACCTCGTCCTCATCGTCATGCGCGCCCAGAAGGCGGGGCTGCTCGAACTCCACGAGGCGGTCGCGGTCAACGAGTCGCTCCAGACGGTGAACAAGGCCCTTGGCCTTCAGCCTCCGC